GGGTTGAGTCGGTTTCTATTGTTTCGCAGGCTGAAGAAAAAAAATCAAAGGGCTAGGGGAGACTAGCCTTCACTGGACGATTGCCGCGATTGCGGTGGAGACGGGGATTTCCCCAACAGAGTTGTTGTCCTTGTCTCCGCGAATGTTGTTCACGATTCAGCGGTACATGGTGGCCCGGAATCAGCCGAAGGGTAAGCGGTAAACTAGGGGGAAAGGAGTTTCCCCGGTGACTGTTTCCTACACGCTACGCAAGACTGACGTTAGCCTTCTCATTCGTGAGTTGAAGCAGGCCGATAAAAGTTTGTTCAACCAGATGCGGAAAGATTTTCGGACGGAAATCCGACCCTACGCTAACGATTTGAAGTCGAACATTCCTGGCGCGTCACCGTTGTCTGGGTTCTCTCGCGGTGTGCGGAAGGCTCGGACTACCGCTTCGCCTGACGAACGTTCACCGTTTGTGTGGAAGAAACCTGGTGCTTCTATTGACGTGGGTTCTCGCTCGAAGGGGCGTCGCCGTGGACGTGTCCGCAGCGAGCCGGTGATCCGCATCAGATTCACTGATAAGCGTCCGTTCTCTGCGTTCTCAATTATGGAGACTGCCCGCATTCCTGGCAACTGGCGCGGTGCGAACATGTTGCGTGGTTTGGAAAAGAATGGTTACGGTCCGGTTGGTAAGGGTCGCTGGGTTATCAAACAGTTCTATGACCAACAGCCTGAGATTATTGGTGTTGCTCGTCGGGTTCTGAATAAGTGGGCGAATATTGTTTCTCGCAGATTGGCTAGGAGATTCTAAATGACTATTAGTTTGCCGATTGTCTCCACATTTGACAATAAGGGAATTCAGCGCGCTCAGGATGCGTTGAAGCAGTTTGGTTCGTTCGCGGCCGATATTGCGAAGGTTGGTGCGACGGCGGTTGCCGCTGTCGGCGTGGCGGGTATCCGCGAGTTCGCACAGTTTGAAACGTCCTTTGCTCAAATCAAGGGTTTAGTGGGTGTCGCTGAGGATGAGGTTCGCAAACTTGAGGCCGCCGCCCGTGACTTAGCGCCCCAGTTTGGTAAGTCTGCTAATGAGGCCGCCGATGCGTTGTTCTTTATTACGTCTGCTGGTTTGCGTGGTTCGGATGCGGTTGGTGTTCTTGAAGCATCGTTGAAGGCGTCTGCCGCTGGTCTGGGTGACGTGAATGAGATTGCGAACGCTGCGACTGCCGCGATGAACACTTATGGCGCTGGGAACCTTAGTGGCGCTGAGGCGGTTGATGTTTTGACTGAGGCTGTCCGTGAGGGACAGTTTGCGCCGGAGGAGTTGGCTGGTTCGCTGGGTCGCGTGTTGCCGATTTCGTCCGAGTTGGGTGTGTCGTTTGGTGAGACTGCTGGTGTTATTGCCTCGCTGACGAAGGGTGGTTTGTCTGCCAGTGAGGCTGTGACGGGTGTTCGCGGTGCGATGCAGGCGATTCTAAAGCCGACTGGTGAAGCGGCGAAGATGCTTGAGGAGTACGGTTTCACCACTGAGGACGTGCGTGATTCGGTTGAGCAGGATGGTTTGCTTGCAACGTTTGAGAAGTTGCGGACGGCCTTTGGTGATAACGAGGAGGACTTCACCAGAGTCATCGGTTCGATTGAGGGTTTGAACGCTGTCCTGTCTTTGACGGGTGAAAACAATGAGGAATATCGTGGCATTGTTCAGCGGATGACTGACGATGTGGGCGCGTTGGATGATGCGTTCGCGGCGACTTCTGAGACGGCTCAGTTCAAGTTTGACGCTGCAATAGCGAACACTAAAGAAATCCTTTTGGGTATTGGTGAGGATTTGATTGAACGACTGTTGCCGTATTTAGAACAGTTCAGTCAATTCATGGAAGATAATGGCCCGGCTATTGAGCAGGCGTTTGACAACATTTTTGCCGCTGTTCAGTTTGTTGTGGAGGAAGTCGGAAAGTTCCTTGACCGGCTGAGCACTAATCCTGAGTTTCAGGAGTTCCTCGCAACAATGTCGGAGACGTTTGCAGGAATGTGGCCTGAGATTCAGAGTGTTATTACTGAGATTTTGGAATTGGCAGAAACCGCGTTGCCTGTTCTAACCGACATTATTTCTGAGACCGCGCTCCCCGTGTTAGAGGATTTGGTTTCTGTCGTGGATGACTTGTTGTTCTTTGTGAACGAGGCAACTGCGGCGCTTGAAAATATGGGAATTGAGGTTCCGTTGTGGGCGGATGTTTTGGAGAACGCTATCAATCCGATTAGTCGCGTGAAGGATGCAATCAACGGTTTGGCGGATGCGCTTGATTGGGCGCGTAGGGCGTGGGAGAAGTTCACGGGTTCTGGTGCGCCATCGTCGAGGACTTTGAAGGCTATTGACGCCAGTATTGCGGCAAGATTTAGTCCCCGTGCTGTTGGCGGTTCTGTCATGGGCGGTTCGGCTTACCTGGTGGGTGAGCGTGGGCCGGAGTTGTTTATTCCGTCTGGTGCTGGTCAGATTGTGGCGAATGGTCAGGCTGGGAAGATGGGTGGGACGGTGAACTATAACGTGACGGTTCAGGCTGGTGTGGGCGATCCGGTGGCGATTGGCCGTGAAGTGGTGACGGCTATCAAACGGTTCGAACGGGTTAGCGGCCCTGTGTTTGCGAGTGCCTAATGTCGGTCACTGTTGAGATTGGGCAGGTTCGCGGGTTCGTTTTGGATGACCCGGTTGCGGGTGTGTTGGATAACACGGAGTATCCGCTGGGTGGATTGTCGTTTATTGATGTGTCGCCGCGGGTTTATTCGCTGAGTATTTCGCGGGGTAAGAACCGCGACCTTGACAGGTATAACGCGGGGAACGTGTCGGTGGGGCTTATTAACAATGACCGTTATTTTGACCCGGTGTTTGGTACTGCGGTGGATTTGATTCCTCGTGTGCCTATCAAGGTGACGGTGGATGGTGCTGACCAGTTCTATGGCCTGGTGAATGACTGGAATTATGATTATGAGCCGGGTGAGGATTCTATTGCGACGGTGATGGGTTCTGACGAATTGACGAAGTTAGCGACTCAGAATGTGTTGTCGTCTGGTACGGCGACGGTGCAGGATTCTGGTGCGCGTGTGTCTGCCGTGTTGGATATGTTTACGGTGGGGTGGCCTGCTACTCGTCGGAACATTGACGTGGGTGTTTCTGACGTGGAGGCGACGGTGTGGGAGTCGCAGAACGCTTTGGAGTATTTGCAGACGGTTGAGCGTTCTGAGAATGGTCAGTTGTTTATTGGTAAGTCGGGTGATTTGTTTTTCCGTAACCGTTCGGATAGTGCGCCGTCGTCGGCTTCGTTGGTGAAGTTTGCGGATGATGGGACGGGTGTTCCGGTTCGTCAGTTTTTGGTGGATTATGGTTCGGAGTTGATGGTGAACCGTGTGACGGTCACTAATTCTTCTGGGACTGTGGTTGCTAATTCGGCTTTGTCGCAGGTTACTTATGGTGTGATTTCGAATGAGATTGACACGGTGTTGGAGTCTGGCCTTGAGGGGTTAGCGAATTACATTGTGGCGAAGTATGGAAATCCGGAATATCGGTTCCAGGGGATTGTGGTGAACCTGGATTCGATTTCGTCGGCCAATCGTGCATCCGTGTTGGGTATCGAGTTGGGTGACGTTGTGCAGGTGGTGTTTACTCCAAATAATGTGGGGACACCGATTGACAAGTATGGTCAGGTTATTTCGATTGAGCATGCGAAAGACCCTGGTGAGCATAATGTGAAGTTTGGTTTGGCGGCTGCGGACTTTGCTTCGCTAGTCTTGGATGACACGGTGTTCGGTAAACTGGACACTAATAGTCTCGGATTCTAGGAGCACAATGGCTGGGTTAGGTTACAAGACCTTTACTGCCGGTGAGATTCTCACTCAGGCGGATTTTCAAGGATATGCCGTAGACCAGACCATCATGGTTTTTGCGGGGACTGCGGCGCGTGCATCGGCGCTCGGCACTTTCGTAAGCGAAGGAATGTTCTCCTACTTATCGGACACTAATTCTTTTCAGTATTATGATGGTGCGGCGTGGCAGGATGCCGGTGGTGGGGCCGGTGGAGATTTTAGTTCACAGTTCTTGTTGATGGGAGCGTAAGGAAAAAATGGCGGCTTCATATAAGGTTCTCGGTCAGGCTAACTTGACGACCACTTCGGACACGGATATTTACACGGTTCCGTCCTCGACTGAGACGATTGTTTCCACTCTTGTTGTGGCGAACATTGGCACGGTTGCGACGACGTTCAACCTGGCGATTCGTCCGAACGATGAGACTTTGGCAGATAAGCATTACATTGCTAAGGGCGTGCCGATTGCCGCTTCTGATTCTACGACGCTGACTTTGGGGATCACGATGGATGCGGCTGATAAGGTGACGGCTGCGGCGGGTACGGCTAACGCTTTGTCGTTCAACATTTTCGGCGCTGAAATCCCAGTGTAGGGGGCGGCTCTAATGTCTATTAGGTCACTCTCAACTTCTACGATTCAACAGTTTGCTGTTGGTAACAAAATGTCAGGGCCGACAGTTGGCGCTGGCATTTTAGAAGCCTCAGGTGGCACTGAGGTAACGTCTGGTGGATATAAGTATCACACTTTTACTTCTGGTGGGACTTTGACGGTTTCCAAAGCGGGATTATGCGACATCCTTATGATTGCCGGTGGAGCCGGTGGAGCCAGTGGAAACGACAGTTTCCGTGGTGGCGGCGGTGGGGGAGCTGGCCACATTCAACAGATTACAAACGCCTATTTTGAGGAAGGCTCACTCACTGTCACAATCGGCGCTGGCGGGGCGGCAACGACGGCTGGTAATAAAACTGCTATTGGTGTCGGTTCCTATGACTCAACGCACATCGTAGTCGCCGGTGGCGGTCATGGTGGTGACAACCCTGGCTTCGACGGCGCATCGGGAGGTGGAGCTGGCGATCGCCGAAATGATGAGGGAAAGGGTCTCACTCAATATAACGGCGGGGAGGGAGCACCATCGGGCGACGGAGCCGGTGGCGGCGGGGGAGCCGGAGCAAACGGCGTGACTCCGGGCGGAAATACCGGAGGCGCTGGAGGCGCTGGAATCAACACCTATTCAACTTGGGCAACCGCAACAAGTACCGGGGTTAGTGGATACTATGGCGGAGGCGGGGGTGGCGGAGGCCAGGGCACATCGTCAGGTGGGGCAGGCGGGGGCGGTGGAGGCGCGCAGGGTTCATCGGGTGGCTCTGGCACGGCCAATACCGGCTCGGGCGGTGGTGGCACGGCTAACGGCACGCCTGGTTCGGGTGGTTCTGGTCTAGTGATTGTGAGGTACGCGGTCTAATGGGACATTGGGCACAACTTGACGATAACAACATGGTCATTCAGGTTGTCGTAGCGGACGACGACAAAGAAGAATGGCTCACCGAGGCGCTCGGTGGAGTGTGGGTTCAAACTTCGTACAACACCTATGCGGGCGTTCATTACACCCTTGACGAAAATAATCAGCGCACCGAATCGGCTGACCAGTCAAAGGCGCTACGGTTCAACTATGCCGGTATTGGCTACACCTACGATGAGGAACGTGACGCGTTCATTCCGCCAAAGGCCTTCGATTCTTGGGTGTTGAACGAAGACACTTGTTTGTGGGAAGCACCGATTCCGTATCCTGCCGATGGTGGAGTGTATTCGTGGGATGAGGAATCCGGTGACTGGGTGACCGTAGAAGAACCTGCCGCGTAATGGCTAGGCTGCGGAACCCGTGGCCCGACGGTTACACGATAAACAAAAACTCGCCCTACGGCTACCGTATCCATCCGATTACGGGTAAGCGCAAGTTTCACCAGGGTGTGGACGTTGCCGGATCGTTCCCCGTCACGGTTGCCGCCGACGGGAAAGTGATGAAGGTGGGCTGGTCGCCTACTGGTGGTGGGCACACGGTTCTGATTGACCACGGTGACATTGTTACGGTTTACTATCACGGCGCTCATAAGACGGCGTTGAAGGTTGGGCGGTCGGTGAAAGCTGGGGAGTTTATTTACACGTCGGGGACGACTGGTGCTTCGACGGGGAACCATTTGCACTTTGAAGTTCGGAAGCCTGGTGGGAAGTGGGGTCAGACGTTTGACCCGGAACTGTTTTTGCCTAAACCCGGTGAGAAGCCACAGGAGGCCGTCTCAGCGCCTGAACCTACTCCTGAGCCTGTGACACCTGCGGAGCCTGAAAAGCCGTCTACGGGCGTTCTAGCGCCTCAACCTAAGCCGATGAGTGCAAAACTGTCCCGTTTCTTCCAAATACGGAGGGCGTTGAAGTAGTGTCTGAAGAATCGTCCACCCGAATCACTTTGAAGGAACTTTACGTTCAAGTCCAGAAAATCCAGTCCATGTTAGAACGCCTATCGGGGCAACTTCCCGGCATCGCAGAAAAGTTAGACGAATTGGAAAAAGACGTGAATGTCCGATTCAACGACCATGAAGAACGTCTGCGCAAGGTCGAAATGAATATGTGGAAGTTGTTTGGTGCGTTGGGTTTGACTGCGGCAATTATTGGCCCGATTGTGGGCCTGTTTAGGTGAGGGCAAATCCGAACTGGAAGATTAGGCGACGTTACATTGGGGCGTCGTGGGGTGTCGGTGTGGCGATGGTGGTCGCTGGAGCGTTGGCAGTGTGGGGCGATAGGTTTGGTAGTGGGGAATTGATTGGTGGCGGTGTTGCCCTAATCACTTTGGTGCTCGGTTCCTATATTGGTGGGGCCGTTGCAGACGACCATTTACAACAAAGGAGAAACCCAGATGGATAAGTGGCTCAAGTATTGGGGCTATGCGGGTGAGCGTTCGGTGAAAACTGTGGCTCAGACTGCGATTGCGACGATTGGTGTTGGTGCTGCGGGCATTCTTGACGTGGATTGGGTGAACGTTGCTTCTGTGGCGGGGCTTGCCGGAATAATGTCTTTGCTGACTTCGGTGCTGGTGTATGACCGTGGGGGTAACGATGGAGCGTGAGGTTGTGGACGGGATTGTCGTCCCCGTCGATCCTATGGACATGCTTTCCTGCGACAGCTGTCAATGACGAGAAAACCCCCGGCGTGTGACCGGGGGTTTTCCCTTATGGAAGGAAACAGCATCAGAGAGACTGTCCCCTTAGTGTAGCACTACGCTTTCAGGTTCGGGTGTTGAATCCAACGGTAAATCGTGGGACGTGACACTCGTGCTTTTTTCGCCAGTTCGGTGATTTCCATTCCTTCGGCGTAGGCGTCTCTCACCATTATGGCGAGTAGTTCGGTTGTTTGTTCTAGTTGGTCGAGTCGCCATTGTCGGCGTTCTGCGACTGTTTCGAGGGTTTGTCCTCGGTCATCTTCTATGTTCCACGACACGCGCGGGGCCTCACTTTCTGTGTTATACGCTTGACACGAGTGTAAACCATGTTCATA